CGCTGGAGTTTCTGTAATACACGTCACCAGTAGCATCGGACCCCACAGCGATGCCAGCATTGGTGAATATCAGATCATCTGCGGACTCATCCCAGAGCAAGGAGGAGCCGCTGGTGTCTCCGAAGAACTTCACATCATAGCCGGTATTGTCTACGCCAACCGTAATGGTACCAGAATGCGTCTGGTTCCCCTTGCTGGTAATCGTTGTTGTATCGGTCCCGTCAAGGATTCCAATGTTCAGGGTCCGCGTACCAGCCGTAGCCAGATTTACCGTCTGATCAACATTATCGTTGGCAACACTGATAGCGCCACCAGAACTGTTGATCTGCATGGCACCGGAGCCGTCTATATCAATGGTCGTACCATTGACTGTAATGGCTCCACTCGCATTCAGGTCGTAAGCAGCCGTATCAATGTTGAACTCAGTAGCGCTATTTAGATCGACCGTTGGTGCCGTTATATCCAGCGTCGTTCCAGCATTTATCTCAAGAAGGTGTCCGTCTGAACTGGCGATGATGTTCTCGCCTCCAGCGGCATCATGGAAACTCAGCTTTGAGTCTCCAGCCAACACCAGTTCATCCGCAGACTGATCCCATAGCATGTACTGGCCGGAAGTGTCTCCAAAGAACTTTACGTCATATCCGGTGCCATCGACGCCAACTGTCAGGCCCGTTGTAGGGGCCAGTGTTGCTATCTCAGTTAGTGATCCGGCCTTGACCAGCCTGAAACTAAACTCGGCCTCCTCAGATCCAGCCGCATCGGAGACGCACATGACAGTAAGATTGGCAACCTCATCTTGATTATCACCATCATCAGGCAACTTGAAGGAAAGAGCAACCCCCGAACTGTTGTCAGTTAGGTTGCCCCCGTCTCCGGGGTCCCACTCAAATACGGCAACAGTTTGAACACTGCCAGCGGCATTAACCGTAGTCTGCCACGTCTTGATACCAGTAATCGTTTGAGCGGTAGATTTACCGACCAGCCCATCGGTTCCTGCTAAGTCAGCGTTCGTTTCATCAAGGTTGCCGCCGCCATCCAGAAAGCTGTGGAGTCCAGATAGTCTATTGGAAAGAGGTTCTGCATCAATATCGCCACCAGCAGCCGGTAGCGTTGACGGTGAAGAATACGTGGGTCCGGCCATGATATCCCCTGAAGCTGGTTTTAAGCCCCATCAGAAGACGGTCTATTCAAGTAGTATGAATTCCACTGAATAGCCGTGCAGATTAACATCGTCAGTCCCGGTTAAATGCAACGAAACGTTCTCCGCAGTCCGATTCACGAAGAATCGGCCCTTACGGTTACTGCCCCCCGGCCAACTAAGGCCCGCGTTATAAGCCAGCCCAGAGTTATAACTCATGCCTGAGCCAAACGTTAGGTTCTTTGAACGACTGGATCTGGTGCCCTGATCTCGAACCAGCTGAGCCGTTACAGTCTGCGATCCCCCCACTGCCTTATACCAAACAATGACAGATACAATCTGTTTGGCACGATTGGGGTATCCCAAGTCGTTTGCGGCTGTAATTAGCTCCCATCCGAATGATGTCCCGTCATCATCCGTTCCCTTATTGCCTCTATAAACATAGCCAGAAGTCTGTCCACCGAGAAAGTCGTATTCTACTTCACTCTCGAGCAATCTGCTGTGATGGGACATGGTGTCGGTGGGACGTTCAAAGAAAATATCTTCCGTCTCCCAATCCCAAACCATTATCAGATCATGACCAGCATCGTTATTAGCCGTCGACAGCAGTGTGCGGACCTGATGATCCTTATGCCGCAAGGTGGAAACGGCGTATTGAATGCGACTTGAGTTCAGATCAGACCATTCATTCTGCACATCACCTGTCACTTTCTGCACTGACAGATCAGGCCGAACGATATAGGCCCCATCATTGGCCACACACCAGACAAACTGCGGGTGAGCGAGGATAGAGTGTTTTGCAATAGGCCGGAAACCCAGCTTCGGCTGATCCTGCTCAAACGAGATATAGCCCACATCGAACTCAAAAAAGCCCGGATACAGGCCATCTTCCTTGAAGACCAGTAGACGTCCAAAGTTATTCACGCCACCGACAATGCTCTCTGAGCCCTCGTCCAGTTCGTAGCTGTTATCTGACGGCCAAACTTCGATGTCAGGTCGGAAGAGTTTTGTATCAATGTCAGACCAGCGAATACGCGTATTTTTAAGCGTCCCACCCTCAGTCGGGGCAAGGGCCACAAGCAGGTTTTCGTAGGCCACAAGATCCTTGCAGGCACTGAACGTGCCGCCCAGCGTCATGGCTGCCGCAGTAGTAGGCCCAGCGTAATCTCCCGCCCATACAAACGGTGCATCTTTCCCGTTCGTCATACACATCTGGTCAAGAATGTGAGCCGAGCGCACGCGATCATCATTCCCCCCAGACAGCGACACAGATCCGGTGATGTCTTTTCGAGTTGTGCCGTCATCTGCCCATATTTTCGATCTGGTGCAAATGACCTGATGAGTAGCAGCAGGGGTGACAAACGTCTGCTGAAATAGCCCTGTAACTGGCTCATTCGGCGATAACTGACTCGTTGACCATTTTTCATAGCCACCACGGCGATCAGCCGTCCCGAACTCAGACAGGTTCAAATCCCGCGCAAAAGTCTGATTCTCCGGGGTCAGCCTCTCGTGAGGATAGCGATACCTACTACGCTGCCCTCGAATCCGAAAGATCGGCGACGTCTGGACATCAGGAGATACCTGAGGCTCTGCCATTAAAGTAGATCCACACTGGTCGCGGTGTTACGAGGGAAGCGAGCCCCATTAGGACCACTGTTGACGAATACGTTGGTGACGTTTTCAAAGGTTCTGATCATGCCACGACGCTTCTGCTGGCCTGTCATATACCGCTTCAGCCTGCGATTAAACCGATTCTGATAGCGATCCCCCATTGCCGTCTTGCCTACAGCAGGCATCAAAGCAGCAGCAGGGCCCCAGACCAGCAGATCATGGTATTCCTCTGGGATATCCGGCCAGTCATCATCGTTCACCAAAGGAGCTTTGGCCATCTCACAACGAACCGTCAGGTCGCGCTTATCACTTGGTATTGGGTTGAACTCGATCCACTGATAAGACGGAGATGAGCCATAATAAGGAGGGATTTCTGCGATGTTCCATCCGTCAATGGTAAAGGTATCAGTGTTGGATGGGGCTGTAACCGCAGTCTCGACCGTGACCTTACGATCCGATCCATCATAATCGGTGATGACAGTCGAAGTCCCACTATTAGCCCCCGAAGTAAAGGTGAGGGTCTTGCCATTGTAGATGTCATCAGTAGACGACAGCGAAGATGATCCCGCCCAAATCGTGGTTGTGGGAGTGACGCTCGCTGTCGAAACGGCGTCGGTTATAGTAGCATCTTTCACCGTCACTGTGCCCAAAAACGTCTTGTTGTTCAACGTCTTTAGGGTAATCCGCTCCATAGCGCCCGCGTCAAAAGTAGTTGAACTGGTGACAATGGTGGTGCCATCCATCGTGATCTCTTCACGCGTCAGCACATCAGAGACAAACCCTCGAGCATATAGCAGGTAATTCGCCCCATCGTCATTCGTTGAGCTTGAGACGACCTTTAGCGCAGAATTGACGATGGGATGACGCTGAACCCCCTTGATAGCCAGATCGTAATACGACAGAGGAGCCCCTGTAGAAGTGGCGTCAGGGAACGACCTGTCGTATTGGGACGCACTGATATGATCCAGCTTATTATTGTCCGTCGGATCATTGATATTCAAGATCCGACGGACATAGAGAGGGCAACCATACTGCGACACATTAGCAATGGTCGTCAGTGTAAACTCACGAGTTTCCGTATCAGCCTGTGTTTCCTCCAGAATTTCCCGGTATACCATGTTGACAGTGAATTTTAGCATGTCTTCATAGTCGTCCCCCGACTCTTCAGAGCCGAGGTCCAGACCGTGATCAAGAATCTCGCGGTAGATCATTACTTGTCAGCCTCTCCTTCGCCTACTCCTGCCCCGTCTTCCTCGAATTCGACTGTCGATCCAGCCTCGATTGCAGCGTCGATCTCCTCGTCCTCTTTTTCGATTTCCCGCATTTCAATCTGAGCACGAAGCTGGTCAGGCGACATCTGTGACATAATTGTATCAAGCGCATCTTGAGGATTGATATTCTCAATCATTGAACTCCCATTTTCTGGAGCGTTCCCCATCTGAGTCATGAGCTTTTGGAAAAACGCTTCCATATTGGAGAACATCTTCGACTCAGAATCGTTGCGCTGTTGCTCGTCTGTAGCCAGTAGCTTTGCCCGACGCTCAGGTCCATCGGTAATCTGCACTGACTTCAAACGAAACGCATATCGAGTGTAGCGGGGATACGTAAGCTCAAGAGTCTCCTCTTCAAGCTCAGCATCGTCCTCGCTCATCATACGATTGGTTCTGAGATCAATAGCAACTTCACCATCCGGCGTGCCCTCAAAACTCAAGATCAATCCATCTTCCTCTGTGACACCAGTTTCTCCATCCCCACCATGCACAGCCAAATTTGCACTGGCCGTGACCT